TACCAGGTATGGGACCAGAAGATGAATTCTTTTGTGATTTTGATATGCACCCACAAGATATGGAGTTTTCTCTTTATGAGCCTAAGACATCTGACTTTGTTAACTATCTTGAAATCACAACATCTCATGCTGTAGAATCATCTATTCCTGGTAAAAAACATTTGTGGATTGTGAAAGAAAAAAATACGAATAAGATTGTTGGATTTATTCGTTTTGGTTCTCCAACTATTAATTCGAAACCAAGAAATCTGTTTTTAGGAAAACCATTAGACACATTAAGCGCAGATGTGATGAAAAGATTTAACGATTCTTGTATTATGGGATTCATTATTGTTCCGACACAACCATTTGGATTTAATTATCTCGGTGGAAAATTACTTGCTGGGATTTGTTGTTCTCATTTAGCGAGAGAAACATTGAATAAAAAATATAATGCAAATATTTGTATGTTTGAAACAACATCACTTTATGGTACTGCGAAAACTACTTCAATGTATGATGGTATGAAACCTATGTTGAAATTTATGGGATTAACTGAATCTGATTTTGTGCCACTTATCAATGATGACAATTATCTTAAACTAAATGATTGGTTTAAAGATAGGAACAATGGAGATGGATTAGTTCCAGATGATGCGTCATCTCGTAAATTAAAAACCCAGTCGAAAATGATATCTATTATTAAGACATCTTTAAAAGAGATTGATATGAAATTATATGATAAGTTTTGTGAAGTAATAAGTGAAGCAAAAACTCTTACTCAACGAAAAAGACAATATATGTGTACATATGGATTTGATAATGTTAAAGAATATTTTAATTTGGAAACAGATACATTAACAAAGAAAAAAAATTATGATAGATTTGAATTTGATAATATAGTTGAATGGTGGAGAAAGAAAGCTATCAATCGTTATGAGAATTTAAAGAAAGATGGCAGATTAAGGACTGAACTCGAAACTTGGAATCAAAAAAGCGATATAGATATTATAAGATAATGAATAATGATACTTGACAAACTGTAAAAATCAGGTATTATATACTAATAATAGTTTAAATGGAGATACAAATGTATAAGAAAGGAGACGTTGTAACAGTTATGTTCTTAAATGGTATGGAACTGATTGGTACATTGATTAAGGAAGAAGAAGAAGCATGGATTGTGATGGATAGACCTATGTTGTGTCAAGCAACTAAAAATGGTGTTTCATTTACTCCAGCGATTACTTTAACGGGAGAAGTTGTTGATGGTGAATTGAAAGTTTCAAAACGTGGTGTTATGTATGTTTTAAAAACATTGGAAGAAATTTCAGTTGCATACAAAAAAAGATTAAGTAACCTTGAATCAATAATTACACCAGAAGAAGCAAGGATTATTTCGTAATGGTTATGACAAACTTTGAAAAGGTAAAAACATTTATGGAATCATTTGGACAAGAGGTAAAAGATAAACCAAAACTTCCAGATGAAGAGATAGTAGACCTAAGACTTAATTTAATAAATGAAGAATTTGTTGAATTATTAACTGCGACAAACGAAAGTGATTTGGTTAGTATCGCAGATGCACTTTCAGATTTACTATATGTAGTTTATGGTGCTGGACATGCATTTGGGTTAGACCTTGATAAGTGTTTTGAGGAAGTACACGAAAGTAATATGTCTAAATTAGATAAAGGGAAACCTATATATCGTGAAGATGGAAAAGTTTTGAAATCTGATACATATAGACCACCAAATTTAAAAGAAATTTTATTTACAGAAGGAGAATAATATGAGTACACATGATGAAATAGTGGAAGAATTTAGTGTTTACATGGAAGCACAAAAAAAGTTTGAAAACAAAAGTGTAAAATCTGCCGCTGCTAAAGCAAGAAAAGCTTTAACACGGATGACTAAACTTGCAAAAGTAAGAAGGTCAGAAATACAAAATAAAAAAAATAGTTTGTAAGGTATGGAAGATATGGATTTTTTAAAAAAGATTATCAAAGAAACTGGTAATGAATATGCATCTATCGTTGCAGATGGAGTAATAGCAGGTGATATAGAATCTTTTATTGACACTGGTTCACATTCATTTAATGCATTGTTATCTGGTTCGATTTATGATGGTTTACCATCTAACAAGATTACTGCGATAGCAGGTGAATCTGCAACTGGTAAAACATTTTTTGTATTAGGAATGGTAAAACATTTTCTTGATGCAAACCCGAATGGTGGTGTTTTATATTTTGAATCTGAATCTGCACTTACGAAATCAATGATAGAAAATAGAGGTATTGATTCAAGCAGAATGGTAATTGTACCAATAACAACTGTTCAAGAATTTAGAACACAATCAATTAAGATTCTTGATTCGTATCTTGAACAACCAGTAGAAACAAGACAACCATTGTTTTTTGCGTTAGATTCACTTGGTATGTTATCAACAACAAAAGAAATCGAAGATACGGGTGAGGGAAAAGAAACAAGAGATATGACACGAGCACAGATTATAAAATCTACGTTTCGTGTTTTAACTTTAAAACTTGGTCGTGCAAAAGTTCCAATGGTTATTACTAATCATACATATGATGTTGTTGGTTCATATGTACCTATGAAAGAAATGGGTGGTGGTAGTGGTTTGAAATATGCTGCTTCAACTATCATTTATCTTTCAAAGAAAAAAGAGAAAGATGGAAAAGAAGTTATAGGAAATATTGTAAAATGTAAAATCCAAAAGTCAAGGATTACCAAAGAAAATACATCAGTTGATGTTAGAATAAGTTATGGTAAAGGACTTGATAGATATTATGGTTTGTTAGACATTGCAATTAAATATGATATTTTTAAACAAGTTTCTACAAGAATAGAATTACCAGATGGCACAAAACAATATGGTAAAACTATTTTAGATAATCCAGAAAAATATTTTACAAAAGATATTTTAGATGAAATTGATAAAGTATCTAAAAAGGAATTTATGTATGGCGGATAGCATACAAGATATATTAGAAGAATGGGTATTTGAATATCATACAAATGAAACAGTACCGAATGGTGTTCGAATTGCTTTATTGGAACATGCTGAAGTTTTTGATGAAGAACTTCAAGAAGGATATATAGATTTAAATCAACCAATCTATGAAGTAATGATTCATGAAGAATCAGTAAATGAAGATAAAGAATTTTTAGATGATATAGATGATGAAGAAACGATTACTTATAATGTAACTTATAATGTTTTGGAAGATTGGTTTGCAGTTGAACCAATTGAATCAGAAGTGTTTATGTCTGATAGTGAAGTAGAAATTTTGATGAATAAAATTCAGGAAAATATACATTAATGAATCAAACTCCAGAAAACATACATGAATATTTTAAATATGTTACAAACAAAGGACAAGAATGGACTGCTATTGGTTTAACTGAAAAAGCAGGGGAATTTCAAGGTGTTGTTTATAGATATGGAACTATAGTACCACCGAAAGAACCAACTTCAAAAGCACATCTTGATAAAGTGCCTTTCAAATTTGAATGGCATATTTTAGATTCAAATGGGTTGGAAAAAGAAAGATTTGATGATAAATTTTTTACCTTGATAGGTGATATTTTAGTACATATAATATTTAAGGAAGACTTATACAGAGAAAGAGAGAATGATAGAAAGAACAATACTTAAAAATCTAATTTGTAATGAACAATATGTTCGAAAGGTTTTACCTTTCATAAAAAAAGAATATTATACCGATAGACATGAGAGAGTTCTTTTTGAAGAAATTTCAAAGTTTGTTCAACAATATAATAATCTTCCTACTCAAACTTCATTAGAGATAGAGTTACAGAATCGAAAAGATTTAAATGGAGAAGATTATGGAAAGGTTGTTAGTATACTTAAAAACTTTAATATTGATAATGATAGTAACACTGATAGTCCTGATTTTGATTGGCTTGTCGATACTACAGAAAAGTTTTGCAAAGATAAAGCAATATACAATGCAATCGTAGAAGGAATTAATATTATAGATGGAAAAGATAGAGATAAAAGAACTGCATCAGAACTACCATCTATTCTTTCAGAAGCACTTGCAGTTGATTTTGATAATGCTATAGGACATGATTATTTAAGAGATGCCGAATCTCGATATGATTTTTATAATCGTGTAGAAACTAGAATACCATTTGATTTAGAATATTTTAATAAAATAACAAAAGGTGGATTACCTAACAAGACATTAAATATTGCACTTGCTGGAACAGGTGTTGGTAAATCATTATTCATGTGTCATATGGCTGCGAGTTGTTTATCTCAAAATAAAAGTGTTTTATATATCACTTTAGAGATGTCAGAAGAAAGGATTGCAGAGAGAATAGATGCGAACTTAATGAATATTACAATGGAAGATTTGCATGACTTACCAAAGAAGATGTATGAAGATAGGATTTCAAGGATTGCAACAAAGACAAATGGTAAACTGGTAATCAAAGAATATCCTACTGCATCTGCTCATGTAGGACATTTTCGTGCATTAGTAAAAGAACTTGCATTGAAAAAGAGTTTTAAACCAGATATAATCTTTATTGATTATCTCAATATCTGCACAACTGCAAGATTTAAGAATGCTGCTAATATGAACTCTTATAGTTATATAAAAGCGATTGCTGAGGAACTTCGTGGGTTTGCAGTAGAGTTAAACTTACCTATAATGAGTGCAACACAAACAACAAGAAGTGGTTTTGCGAATACGAATATAGATTTGACTGATACTGCCGAGAGTTTTGGATTGCCAGCGACTGCTGATTTAATGTTTGCGTTGATATCTACAGAAGAATTAGAAAGTTTAAACCAAATTCTTGTTAAACAACTTAAAAATAGATACAATGACCACAATTTGCATAGAAGATTCGTTATTGGAATTGATAGGTCGAAGATGAAACTCTATGATGTAGAACAAACAGCACAGAGTGACCTTGTAGATTCTGTTGGACAACAAGAAACCTTTAAACCTGCCATTTCACATGGCAATTATGAAGATTTTAAAGTTTAACTTATATAAATATAAATGTAAATTTATTATATCTTGAATGGAGAAATTGAATGAGCCGTTTACAAGACGCAGTTCAACAACTGAAATCTAAAAATCAACCGATACTTGATAATACTGATAGAGCTTTAGGATTAGTTTCTTTGAATGAAGCTGTGACTACGGCAGCTACTCATGCAGAAATGGCTATTTGTGTTGCATATAATGAAAATCAAGGTTCTAAAACACCAGTAGAAGATGCTGGCATACCATTAACTAAGTGGGAAAAAGTAGATGAGACAGTAGTAGAAACAGGTAAGAAGGTTGCTAAAGAATTAGGTAATACGATGGGTGATAGATTAATTCATTCTGGTGCTGGTCTAACAGGTATTTCAAATCATTATGCATTAGGTAGTAACGTTACACCAAAAGCAGATTTTACATCATCATCAAAACCAATATATGTTTCTTTAAAAAAATCTGGAGATACAGGTGATGGTGCTCAACTCATGAGTGCAAAGTCTGGTGAAGCAACTGGTGTTTTTGAAGCAGCGGTAAAACATTATCAAGAAAGGGAGAAAGTAGACCTTTCAAAAGATAAAGCTTTTAAAAATGCTATGGATATATTATCAGAGCAAATGGCAGCGACTGCTACAAATAATATGTATGTAAAAGTTGGTAAAGCAAAGACAGATTTTAGAGAATGGTACACAACACAAAGTTCCAGAAGAAAAGAAGTTGAAAAAATAATGGGCAGTCAAAAGAAAAACATAGTGCCATATTTAAGTTTGGAATTAAGTGCTTTGGGTGCAACTAAAGTGACAAAGGATGTTGAAGATAAGTTAAAAAAATTACTACCAAAAAATAAGGTAAGTTCTTTTAAGTTACCAAATGTAACGAAATTTAATAAATTAAAAGATGAATATGTAAAAGATGATACATATCAAGTTGGTAATGTTAAAGTTAATCCAGAACATTTAAAGACTGTTGCTCCAGAAAAATTAACTAATCCTGCACTTAAAAAACAGATTGTTGATGTTATACAAACATCTGTTGATAGTAAACCATGGCAAACTGCATTAACTGACTTTTTTAATCAGAATGATGAACTTAAAAAATGGATGGTTTATGAAGCTGCATCAGGTTTATATAAGTTTACAGGTGAATTTTCTAAGGGTACAGAATATGAAGCGAAACAATCGGCGGTTGCGAATAAGATATTAGTTTTTACTGATACTGGTGTAAAATCCGAACAGAGTGTATTAACGTATTCTAAGAACAATCCACAATTAGTAAACAAGATTAGTATAAGTTATAAAGGTTCTGGTACATCAAGATATATCAAATTAGGCATATCTGCAGCATATGAACATGAATTGCCTATGTTAACAGAAGAATTAAAAAAATTAGAAAGACAATATCTTTTAAATGAAGGTGTATTCCAGCGTTTCAAAGATATAGGTAAAAACATTTTGAATGATATTAAAAACAAAACTGTAGCATTTTTAACACAAGTAAAAAAGATAGTTAAAGATTTTTATGAAAGAATAATTAAAAGATTTTTTGTAAAACTTTATGAATTGGTTAAAGAAGGTATATACGAATTAATGGATGCTTTGGGATTAAAAATAATAATTGACAAAGAGGATATTATGAAAACACCGAGTTGGTAATATAAAAAATGACAATAGAATTTTTAACAGAGGATAAACAAGGAAAGAATTTACATCTCGAACATCTCGAAGATGAAATACTTAATTTCGGTGTTAAGGGTGGAAGAGCTTCTATAGAATTTCTTCGTTCACTTCGTAATATGTTATCTGGTGCTTCTCGAAGTTCTGTTAATATGACAGTTAAGTGGG